TTTACTGATGCACAAACTTTACAAAATGCTAGACCACAAGCTAATATATCCGCAACTCAAGCTTCAAGAACTGGTGGTGGATTAGCTGGCTCTAGTACCGGCGGTGTTCCTAATCAAGTAACTGCTTTACCTGGTTTTGAAAATACTTCTGGAAATTCTGTATATGTAGGAGTTGCGACTATTCCTACAACTTGGTATACAAACAATACAAATTTGTTACAAATAGGTTTAGGAAGTGTTACTGTTGTAACATGATAGAAAATAAAAAATTAAGTGTTATGATCGCAACACCTTGTTATGGCGGTTTACTTTCAGAAGGATATTTACATGGAGTAATGAGTGTAACTCAATCTGCTGCTAAAAATAATTTTAAAGTTCATTTAAATACAATGGGAAATGAAAGTTTAATTACTAGAGCTAGAAATACTTTAGTAAGTCAATTTTTAGATATGGATGATAAAGATCCAGAAGCTTTTACTCACATGATGTTTATTGATGCTGATATAGGATTTAATGGAGATGCTGTAACTAGAGTACTACAATCAGGTTTTGATATAGCCTGTGGAATATATCCTAGAAAATCTATTGATTGGGCTAGTGTACCTAAATTAATGGAAAAAAGTCATGAACATTTACCACAAAGAGTTTTAGGTTATAATTTAAATTTTGCTCATCCAGAGAATATTAAAGTAGAAAGAGGTTTTTCTGAAGTAATGGATGCTGCAACTGGTTTTATGTGTATTAAAAAAGAAGTTTTTCGTAAGATGATTGAAGCTTATCCTAACCTTAAATATACAAGTGATCAAATAATAAATAATGAAAGATATGGAAGTAATAATTGTTATGCACTTTTTGACTGTATTATTGATGAAAAAAGTAATAGATATCTATCAGAGGATTATGCTTTTTGTAGATTATGGCAAAAAATAGGTGGTAAGATACATGCTGATCTTCAAAGTCCTTTAACGCATTATGGAACTTATCCATTTGCAGGACATGTTTGGACTAAATTTAAGATTGATGATAAAGTGGAGGTAGAAAAAAAAGATGGCAATGACATACAGCAGTCTCCAAAATGATATTAAAGTTTGGGCTGAAAATACAGGAAATGATTTTACTGCACAAGTAGAAACTTTTATTGATAATACTTTTGCTACTTTATCAAGAGATATAGACCCTATTGGATTTAATGAAAATGTAACTACTACAGCAATAGTTGGAGATAGATTTGTAAATCTTCCTACTGCTATTGAACCTATGTTATTTAATTATTTAACAATTACAGTAGGATCTAATGTAAGTTATTTAGAATTAAAAACTTTAGCTTTTTGTCAAGAATACTGGCCAGATATATCAATACAAGGACAACCTAAATATTTTGCTAATTTTGATGATGATAGAGTATATTTAGCACCTACTCCTGATACAGCTTATACTATAAAATTAGGATATCAAGGAAAAATTAATCCATTATCTAATACTAATACTACTAATTGGTATACTGAAAATATTCCAGATGTTTTATTATTTGGCTGTTTAGCTGAAGCAAATCTCTTTACAAAGAACATAGAAGATTATACTATATACCAAAATTTGTATAATACAAGAGTTACTACTGTTAACAATGAAGCTCGGAGAAGAAGAAGAACCGATTATAAGTTTCCTGGTAGTCCACTTGGTACAAACACATTAACTGGAGGACAATAATATGGCAATAACACAAGCGATAGCTACTGTATTCAAACAAGACTTAATGTCGCCTGGTGGAAACCTTGCAGCACTCACTCTAAAGTGTGCTTTGTACGATAACACAGCATCATTACAAGCAAACACAACGGCATATGCGACAGCAAACGAAATATCATCATCTGGAACTAATTATACTACAGGTGGAAACACATTAACTAATGTAGCAATTACTGTAGATGGAACTACTGCAATTTTTGATGCAGATAATGTTACATTTGCAAATGCAACAATTTCTGCTCAAGCAGCATTATTATATAATGCAAACAATGCTAATTCTGCAATTGCAATTCTAGATTTTGGAGGAGTTAAAACTTCTACAAATGGAACTTTTGAATTACAATTTCCAACTGCTAACTCGACTGCTGGCTTAATCAGAATAGCATAAGGAGAAAATCCTTATGAGTGCTAGTGTAGGATATGGAAGACTAGGCTATAATGTAGGTGCATGGAATACATCACCTGATTCAGCTGCGGTAATTTCAGGTCAACTAATTCAATCATCTGTTAATTGGGGTGAAGGTTGGGGTAGAGAATCCTGGAGTGAAGGTGCGTGGAATAGTCCTATTGGATTAGTATTTGTAGGTACTGGTGCAATATTTTCTACTACAGGTCAACAAGTTACTACTTCATTAAATTTTTCTACAGCTCAAGCAAGTAGTTTAACAACTATAACTGGTCAATCAATAAATGCAAATGTTGGATCAGGAACTGTTACTGCTGATACTATAAATTCAATTACAGGTCAACAAGGTACTACAGCTATTGGAACTTATTCAATATCTGCAGGTGGATCTATGACTATTGTAGTTCCTGAACTTGGAATGACTTCTAGTTTAGGTACTATTGCAACTGGAACTGCCAACACTATGGATATAGTAGGTCAAGGAATAACAATTTCTTTATCTAGTATTACAACTGATACTGAAAACTTTATTCCTATAACTGGAATAAATGCTAATGCTAATATAAGTTCTACTTCAATTAGTGCTGAACAATTTTTAACTATGACTGGTCAAGAAATGACTATGGCTTTAGCTACTATTATACCTGATTCTAATAACTTTCTTGGTATAACTGGTATTCAAGCTAATGTTACTCCTACAACTTTAAGGTTTTGGAATGATATTACTGATGCAAATACAGAAATTTGGACTAATATTTAGTGTACAAATGCATACAAATATATATTATTTACAAAATTAAAATAATAGGGTATAAATAATTATGTCAGCTTATACAACCAGATTAAAATTAGAAAAACAAGTTTCAGGTGAGAATTCAGGTAATTGGGGTAATTTAGTAAATTACGTTTTAAATAGAATTGATAGTACAGTAAGAGGATATGTTTCAGTAAATGTAGCAGGAAGTGCTAATGTAACTTTAGTATCTAATACATCAACTACAAATACAACAGAAGGTGCTGATGATCAAGTTCATAATAAAGTAATAGAATTTACTGGTGCTTTAGGTGCCTCTATTAATGTATTTACTGATGCTGTAGAAGGTGATTATACATTATTTAATAATACAACTGGTTCATATACTTTAACTTTTGGAAATACAGGTCATGCTGCTAATGGTGTTGCTATTACTCAAGGTCAAAAAGCATTAGTATATACAACTGGAACAGCTGTAGTTGACGTGCTTGCTGGCGCAGGTTTAGGAAATGTAACTACAACAGGAACACAAACTTTAACCAATAAAACTTTAACCTCTCCTAAAATAAATGAAGATGTTGTAATGTCTGCAACAGCTACAGAATTAAATTATTCTGATCTTGCAACATTAGGAACGAGTGCTGCTTCAAAAGTATTAACAACTAATGCTAATAATTTAACAACAATATCTGGCGCTGTATTAAATACAGAAGATGCTTTAACAGATGCTGCTGATATTGTATGGAATGTAGTTAATAGTCCGGTTGCAAAAGTAACACTTACAGCAAATAGAAATTTATCTGCACCAACCGGTACAGGTATAGCTGCAGGACAATTCGTATCTATACTTATTATTCAAGATGCAGGTGGAACGAATACAATTACATGGAATGCCGTTTATGAATTTCCATCAGATACCGCACCAACATTAACATCAACAGGAGCTCTTGGCGACTTATTTACATTTAGATACAACGGAGCTAAATGGTTATTAGCAGGTCAAACTTTAGCATTAACTTTAGCATAGGAATATTATGTACGCATTAGTAGAAAACAATACAATTACAAAATACTTTAACAGTCCAAAAGGATTTACTTTAGGAGATAAGCAATATCCCTCAGACATATTTATGAAATGGTCTGTGGAAGAAAAAGAAGCTATAGGAATTCACGAAGTTATTTTTGACAACACTAATAAAAAAGATGAAGCATGGTATATTAATACTAATCAAACTTTTGCTTTTGCTAATGATACTGTAACTGCAAGTTATGGATCAGCTACTGCTAAAGCTCATGCAGATACAAATACTACTGATGCAGATGGAGTTGAATCAACTACACCTGGTTTAAAAACAAATTTAATTAGAGATTTAAAAATAAATGTTGCAAATGAATTAGCTAAAACTGATTGGTACATTACAAGAAACACAGAAAAAACAACTGCTATTCCAAGTTCCATATCTACTCACAGAGATAATGTCAGAACTAAACAAGCTAGTATCGAAGCTCAAATCACAGGCGCTAGTGATACTGCAGCACTTGAAACTTTACATACTTACACAACAGATGCTAATGGTGTACAGTCAAGACCTTTAGGAACACTACCGATACTGGAGATTTAATGTCTTTTATTATAGGCGCTAATTCAGCAGTTGCGGGTGGATTTGATATAGATAATTCATGTAGATTTGATGGTACAAGTTCTTATATGACTAAAACACTTGGTACACCTACAAGTGCAAAAAAAGGAACTATATCTTATTGGTTTAAACAAGGCGTTGTAAATACAGGCTCTCTTAAAACTGCATTTTCATTTGGCGCAGAGTATGGTGCAATTAATTATGATACTGGCTCAACTAAAGGTTTTGAAATAAATTTATCTAATGGGAATGGTTGGTATAAAGGAACAAATACTGGTTTTACTGCAAGAGATCCGGGAGCCTGGTATCACCTAATGGTTGTTGTGGACACAACTCAAGGAACAGAAGCTAATAGGTTTAAATTTTTTATGAATGGTTCACAAATTACATTTACTTCTGGTAATATATTCCCATCTCTAAATGGAGATATTCCTGGTTGGGCAAGTGGTCAAGTTATGCAAGTTGGAAGAAGAAGTACAACTTCTGGAAGTTATTTTGATGGCTATATGGCAGAGGTAGTTTTTATTGATGGTTCAGCATTAACACCATCAGACTTTGGAGAATATGATAGTGATAGTGGAATATGGAAACCAATAGATGTATCAGGATTAACCTTTGGCACTAATGGATTTTATTTAGATTTTAAAGATAGTAGTAATTTAGGTAATGACGTTAATGGTGGAACGGATTTAACTGAAACTGGTCTAGCCGCAACAGATCAAACAACGGATACATGCACAAATAATTTTTCAACATTAAATCCGTTAGTACCGAGTCAAGGTGGTTATACACCAGGAACTCCAACTTTTGCAGAATCAAATTTAAAATTTACTACAGATAATTCAAGTAGCAGTTATAGTAGAACAAATTCTACATTTTTATTAACTGCTGGAAAATGGTACACAGAAATAAAATATACTAATAGTGGAACTATTTATGGATTAATAGGTGTAACAGGATCAAATGCAACTACGACTGCTGCTTATCCAGGTGTTTATGCTTATGATTATGCTTGGTATGGTAATGGGAGTGGAGGTAATTTTTATAATAATAATGGTATTGCTGCCTATTTAGGTGCAGGATATGCTAATAATGATATTCTTGGTATGGCTATTGATTTAGATAGCGGAACTAAAACAATTCAATATTATAAAAATGGTTCAGCAGTAAGTTCTGCACAAACTATAGTAGATCCAGCCACTACAGATATGAGTGGTTATTGTATAACTATAGGTGAATGGTCTAGTTCTACTAATGCAACTTTTGAAGTAAATTTTGGTAATCCACCTTACACAATCTCATCAGGCAACGCAGATGATAATGGCTACGGAAATTTTGAGTATGCACCGCCTTCGGGATTTCTTGCAATGTGCACTAAAAATTTATCGGAGGTATTAAGCTAATGGCTATTATAGATAAACCCTCAAATACATTTAATATCAAACTTTATACAGGTACAGGTAGTTCTAATGCAGTAACTGGAGTTAATTTTTTACCTGCTTTTACTTGGATTAAAAGTAGAACTACATATAGTGACCATATTTTAACAGATGTTGCAAGGGGTGTAACTAAAACTCTACATACTAATAGTACTGCTGCACAAACTACAGAAGCTCAAGAT